ACTTCCTCCGTTTGCCAAAGATCGACGACCAGTAACAAAATAGGTTCTTGAATTTCCTGCGGCAGGGGCATTGTTTACGGTAAGAGTTCCATTAGGAGAACTACTTGAGGCAGTAGCAACTACTGTACCTGTAGTTGATCCGGTTCTTATTTCATAGGTAGTGCTAGCTGTCGCATTAGCTATAGTAATATCATGACTAGTGCTACCATTAGGGAGAAGGATATCATCGATATCATCAATTTCTAGATCGGGAAGCGCACCACCCATTTTAAAGTATCTTGTTACATTTATCGCATCAAACGAAGCTGTTAGTCCATCTATATCAGCAACCGTTCCAGAAGAGACTGTCTTTGACTGATTACTAGAGGTCAAAGTTATATCAGAAGTATTTGTCCAGAAACCTGATTTGAAACTTGATATGACTGTGGTGCCCAAACCAACTCGTTTGAAATTGACTACATCGCCAGGCGATAGTTCATATGCAGCTCCGCTCGTAGTTCCGCCAATAGGCCCCCATGTAATTGATGGGCCTTCAGAATCAACTTGGACGATTACATTATAAGTAGTCATATATTAATCTCGTTAACTAATGTTATGCAGTTAAGTTTCCTAAATGAACTCGTATTTGTCCACCGGCATCAAATACCTTAATAACGTCATCTTGCATTTCAGTATGAGCGCCACTCAAGTTTGAACCTATATTTAGATTCCCTGTAACTGTTGCATTTGACAATTCTATTTCATTACCAGAAATAGTGAATGGTTGAATCTCGTTATTAGAAGCATTTATAATCTTGAATGTATCTGCCGTTATTGCGAAATCTGCGGTGGTACCGTCATTACCAAACTTGATACCAGCAATATGTGGATTGGCTTCGGTACCAGCAACTAGGTCTATACCCCAAGTAGAATTTGTTGTTATCAATCCTTCTACTCGCGAGACTTCCGCCTGTAGTGACTCTGTTGCTAGTGCAACGAAAGTGGTGGGGTTACCATCTGAGTCTACTGTGTCTATTTTACCTGTGAGGGTAGTAATACTTCCCTGAATCGTGGATATATTATTTCCATTAGTGGACACTAAAGAGGTTAGTGCTGAACGTGCCGCACCTTCCGCTGAGATCAAAACTTTATTGTCGGAATCTACAATGGAAATCTCATTAGACAAATCACTAATGTCCGAAGACTGAGCAGTAACTCTACCATCGACAACCTCAATCGAAGAAGTCAATCCAGAGAATGCGGAACTATTTGCAAGTACAGAGACTACCAAATCTGAGTCTATAGTTATGTTGCCAGTAAAATTAGTTTCTAAGTCTACTACGTCTTGCGCAAGTATAACTAGTGAAGCGTCTGTCTGTGTGATACTACTAGTAAGCGATGCCATCGCAGTAGAATTTGCGGTAATGCCTGCTTGAGTGTCGGTTAGTGATGTTGATAGAGTTGTGACATCCGATGCCAGTATAGTTAAAGTGCCATCAATGTCAGTGATACTAGTGGTAAGGGTAGCTAGCGCAGAAGCATTTGCTATGATCCCAGCATCAACATTTGTAAAGTCCGCCGTCCCACCAAACGCACCCGTTGCGACGAGTTCAAAGTTCTCATTGATCTTATCAAAGGCCGCGTTGATGTTGTCTGCGAGATGGACTGATTGTATAGTGTTACTCATGTTTATCCTCTACTAAACGAAAAAGCAATTCTTTTATTTGTTGGACATCATTTCTAAGAGTGTCCACTTCGTCGGTAAGACGTGTAATTCGTTGATCTTTTTCTTGTTGTACTAGTTTTAGTTTTTTTGACGTTTCTATTTCTGTCTTGTTTGTATTTAGTATAACGCCAGTTCGTGTATCCCTTACTAAGTTACTGTGCCCCTTGACTCGCTGATAACTTTTCATTATACTACCAAAGCAATCGCACGAAGGTCTCTTATAATAGGGGACTTACTTGAGTTGGTAGACTTCATCACAATCTTTACTTGGAATACTGAGAATAAGTCGATATCGACTGAATATTCATAGTCACGGAATACTTCAGAATCCTCGTCAGAAGGGATTGTCTTATCGATAGGTGCTAATACCCAATCGATTATGGAATCACCTTCAACGTCAACTTGACCTAAACTATCTTCATCAGTTGCAGTTTTGATATACACTTCAAACTCTGAGGTTGAAGGCCGGTTTGCTGCGAATATAATCTTCAGACCAACCGATGGTTCATCGATAACTGTAGGTATTGTGATATGTTGTGCAGCATCATCATTACCAATAACATTCTCAAGAGTAAGAACAGAGACTCGTTGTAGATCAATTACCGGAGAAACCTTAGAGTCCTGAGTAGACAGACTAATAGTAAGAGACATGTTAGGAGATGTTCCTGCATTATCTTGTGTAGACACAACCTTCGGTGTGGTGTTGAGATTGATATCATTCAAGAAGACCAATTGGTTTCCTGTAGTATTATACAGGTTGGTTGGCGCTGTAGAAGAACGACCGCTACCATACGATGAACCTTCCGCATTACTGCCTAGGGCCGTAACTGAGGTTGTATTAGGAGTGATTGTCTGTATTAATGGAACGAACTGATCAAACATTACTTGTTGAGTTGCAGTCACGTCATTACCACCACCTACAGCACTAGCAGATGCTGTTGTCGTTACGTCTATATTATAACCTTCCCACGTTGGGGTTATAACGAGGAATGAACCTTCTAGGTCAGATTCAACTAAACCACCTGTACCATTGGTTACGTCAGATATAGAGACAGTGTCCCCAGAAGTGAAACCATGGCCTTCGTGTTTAACAGAAACTAGAGAAGAACCTGACGTAGTTTCAAAAGGATCTGTTCCTAGAGTAACCTTCGGTAAAGGGGCATTATCAAGAAGAAGTGTACCCGTAGCACTAAACTCTGCACGATCTAATTCGAACATGAGGTCTTTAGTTTGATCGGGTGTCCAAGTAAATCCATTCTGTGATAAGAATAACGAACCTAGAGTAGGTTGTTTATTAACTCTATCACTACGTGAACCGATTACGTTCTTGTAAGTCTCGGCAACATATACATTGTACTCTACCGACTCAGCAAGGAGTATTATCGCATACTCTTCGCCACTTGTCAAGTAAATTGGCTCATCGAATTCTATTTCTGTTGGTCTACCTGATAAGTAAGATATTCCATACCCATCTAGTTCTACATCAGAAGAAGGTGATACCGTAATATCAGCAGGATCAATAAACTTAACAGCGCCCGGTAAGATAATGTTTGTAGGAACACCGTTCTCTACAGACCGGATCTGTACCTGTAGTGGGATATTCTGATCGGCAGTTTCTACGAAGATTCGTGTCTTAGTCAAGAACATGCCATTAGGGTGTTCTATTTGATCTACAAAGAAAGTCTGTGCAAGAGGATCTCTTCTATCCGCACGTCTACCTACCAAACGAGTACTACGTACACTTCTCTGTACGCTTTCAATTGTACCTGTAGAGGTGTATGTTGCACGAGTAGTACAAAGTGCTTCAGATTCGTCATCAACACTTACATCTAATAGTTTGAATTCCTGTGTGCCGGTACGGAAGTTTATAGCTGGAGTGTTCGGTAGAAAGAACGTACCGATTATCTCACCTTGAGCATCTGTTTCTAAAGGAGTTTCTCCACCAAGAGCAGCAGGGTAGCCAGGCGCGTTTGCATACTGACTACCAAACTCTTGGATATCATCCGAGAAATTGGTTGCGGTTACTTCTTGACGTACCCATGCACTGACCTCGACCCCACCAAAGAATGCGAACATCTTAGTATTAGGTCGTAGTCCTTTAACAGTAAAGTTGATTCTACGAGAACGCATGAATGGAATTATTTCTACATCTGCAACTCTCTCACCGATGAAGTCTTGAATACTTCGTGAGGCTGTTCTAAAAGAAACATCTCTAGGTATAGTAGTGAATAGTCCACTGTTACCGAAATTATTAGTATTTCGTCCTATACGCAAGCCCGGACGTGTCTCAAAGTCTTCCATGCGAGTTTCATCAAATCTACGAATTGTAGTTTGCATGATAGCAGGAAGGTCACGAGTCTCTACCCATTCATCCGATGATGGTGATAGGTTCATGTGTCCTGTCTGAGTAATGACCGAGAATGGGTTAACATTCATTGGACTAGTCGCTAACAACTGTGATACCAACGAAACATCAGTGTAAGGTAGAGTTACTAGGTCACCCTTCTTAGTAACAGAAGTTGTGTTGTTTGAACTATAAACCATTCGTACTGAGTTCTCACGGAAAGAAGGTTTCAACCGACCATTGGGATCTATAGAAGCTCGATATTCCGAGTTGTTAATATCGGAGAAAGTGAAGTCTGTAAAGTTGTCTGCAATAAATCCTGCCTTGGTTCTAGAAAGACCATTAGCATCCAATACATTTAATGAGTTGGTGTTACTCTCTAAGAGACTCAGAGTCGTTAGTTCATATAGATCTTCAACTCTTTCTGATAGTTTACCGATATCTTTCATCGTGAAACGTTTGTTAGGAACATAAGTGCTTGATAGATCAGTAGTTCCAAAGGTGTATGCATTCAATTTGAATTTGTACAGTGCGAGAGAACCTGTAGGAACTTCTGGTTCACGTGGACTCTCCGAAGATTCCCCTTGAATAATCTGCAACTCACCGAACCCAATATTACCTCGACTGTCTGTAGCATTAGCAACAAGTATATCGATACGTGGTAAGTAGTAGGATATTGCAGAAATAGTAATTGACGAAGAATTCTGTGGTAATGGGAAAATCTTAAATTCCTGATCAGATTGTCTCACGGGACGGAAATCTAATACATCACGTAGAGAAATTACTTCACCTGTAGCTGTGGTGTGACTAGGAATCTCATCATAGTCATCTAAGTCATATGAACTTGCAGCAAAGTATTGGCCAATGGACTCATGTACGTAGTATGTAAACTCGACTTTAACTTCGGAATCTGCACCATGTGGAATGAGATATCCTGGCTTGACAAGTGCTTGTGCAAGGTCATAGAAATTGTCTCTCTGTCCGCCATCTAATGTGAACTGATATGTTATATCAACCCAAGGATCATTGGCGGTCAGTCTATGTTCCACTGATTGTATTGCTATGGCGTCTGCGACGTTTAGACTGATAGGACGTTTCTGATTGTCTTCAGCAGGTATTGGCTGTATCACTGTCGCTGCAGTGATCGTCTTCTTACGTGGTGCGGAAGTCACTTCTTCAAAAGATAGAACTTTGTAGTTGCCGCTAGGAGTTAGTCCAGAGTACGTGCCACTAATAGCAGTATTTGTGAGTATCGGGCCCGCATCTTCAGCGATCACCCAATTAGTATATTCGGTACCTGCTATAGAGATTTCTCCGGAACCGCTTGCGGTTACTTCATGATATACCTGTGCGGTATAGGTGGCAGTAATCGCATCTTTGGTAGGACTTTTGTTAGGTAAAGGGAAGAGCAAAGTATTGTCAGCAGTAGCATAAAGGACACTACTAACCAAAGGTAATACGTCACCACTCTCAGTTTCGTTTAAAGTTGCAGCATCCGAGAAGTTTTCGGTACCTATCCGTACACCGCTTGCAGCGAATATACCGTCCATTATAATGTTGAATAAGTACGCACGGTATCCTGTAGGATCCTGTTCGATCATTCGAATGTTAGCATAACCAATTACAGCATTTGCTGAGTTTTTTATACTTACGTAACTAAACGAACTTAAATTACTCATACCTTGACAAGTGTCTGGATCGATGTATACGTAATTACCGAATCTAGCCTCAACGCTCTCGTTAGTTTTAGCAAGAGTGTCTCTTGCCTTTGGTACTGTAATATCTGTAGTACCGATTTCTAATCGATACCCATCAACATATGCAATACCTTCGGTCACGTCTAGGTTTAGGTTAGTCGCATCTTTCTCTTCGAAGATTGCTTTGAATGGATCAACTACGTAGTCACCAGACTCTTCTTTAGTTCTCTGTGCGAGAAGATCGTTGATTCTGTTATATGAATCATACGTACTTACTTCGCGAGTGATAACTCCATCCACAACACGTGCGATAAAGACGAAGTTGTCGTCTTCGAGTAATTGGTCACGTGTAGTAGGTATTAATTTTATCTGATATCGATGTGCGCCTGGGGCGGTTTGATCAGGAACTTCACCTTGATTGTCGAAAAGATTTATATCTTCGCTCTCAGTGATGATGTTCTGTTTGATCAAAAACCCAATGTCTGTCGTAGGGAGTGCACTGTATTTGTCGATGAACGCACTACCACCTTCCATATAGACGAAGTGGCCTTGAACAAAGAAATCACCGGCAGCAAAGTATGCTTTAGTTCCACGACCAGCAGCAGGAATTGCACTGTCTGCGGCAACGGTGATGCTAGAGGACACTGTCCCGTCTAGTGCAATTAGAGTATCTAATGCAGAAATTCGAGGAGCAACTGTATGATCAGTTACTACGGAGGTGTCCATATATCGAACATAAAGAGTTACTGGATCGGTTGCTGTAGCATCTATTACTTCCAATACCTTTACTTCGATACCCTTATCAAGAAGAGTTCCGTTAGTTAGAGTTTTTCCTAGTAGATCTGTAGAGAGGGTGCTAACAGGATCCAGACGAATGTACTCTAGTTTGTTATCTACAGTTGCGCCGCCTGGATTTACCAGAGCACCTTCTTTAAATATATTACGTCCGAACCGAGCAATCTCTTCTTGGATGATTGTTTGCGATTCTATTAATTCACGTGCCTGCAAGGCCTTACCGGAATTGAATAATACGCGATGATAACTATCTTCCGCTTTATAGAAATCTCTATATGTTTCTTCGAACGTCTTGTTTGTAAAATCTACCATGATTAATCCTAAACGGTTATGACTAACTTAATGTCTTCTTGTTGTTGTGCATCTCGACGTATTCTGTGTCTGTTCTCAATATATAGGACTTCGCCAGAGAACCGATCAACGCCATTGTCAGAGTGTACTGTGGAGATATTTCCACTAGCAGAACCACCGATCTCAGTAACGGTTTCATTCGCTTCAAAAGGAATGAATCCAGTACTTTCATTTTGGTGGTAATAAACATTATTGTTTACTGACTCGTCGATGTATCCTACTGCACCAGAATTAGTACCTATAATTTGGTTACCCGAAGTAAATCCAGAAGCTGCGGTCAATCGTACATAAGGTAATACTTTGAGCCTAGTCCCCGAAAAAGCAACTCCGGCAGCATCAGTGACATCTTTTAACAATCCCATCTGACGGAATGTGTTTTCTACAATGAAAGTATTTCCTTCGATACCATCTGGTTTGATGGTGAACATGACCGAACTTGTTTTGAAATCATTTGCTTGATCTTTACCCAGACCATTCTCATCAGATAATACTGCTCTCAATACACATCCAGTTCCTATACCACCAATACTAACATCAGCATAAGTATAATCTTGTCCACGATTGGACATAACTACTTTAACCACTTGCCCGCCTACTATAGTAGCAGTACCGGCAGCCCCTGTTCCAGAACCATTGACACTAATAGAAACGTCTCCGTCAACATAACCACTACCGGCTACAAGGATCTGTACAGACACCAATTCTCTAGAGATGGCTGCTTCTTGAACGTGAAGTAATAGATCTTCGAAGGGCCCTGACAATGCTTCGGTAGATTTAGAAACCAATACAGGAATGTGATTTGATGATAAGAAGTTAACTACTCTTACTGGTGACAAGGAGAACATATACTTCCACTCGTACCCATCACTTGTTGTAAAAGGTGTTAGATAGGCATCTGGGCCTACTAGACCATAGTTAGGTTCTATGATAGATAAACTAGGGGCAACTTGTGTACCACCCTGAGACAGACATATATAAACTTCTTTCTGTTCATTCATTACATAGAATGGGTGTGCAGTTACTTGATCTGACCAAGGGGAATAAAGAGAACCACTAGACCAGTTAACTCTAGGCATAACGAGAGACGATGCTTCAATCTTCTTTATAGATTGTAGATTTAGTCGAAACTCTTTCTCTTCGAAAGGTGTGTCTACAGCAGCAACTGCTACGTCGTTGTTTGCAAAACTATCTGACTTACCAATACCAATAAAGTATTGACTTGTTAATATGTCTTGGGAATTTTGTAACAATTCCTTTGCTAAACGAGACCGCATGGTTTGTCTTACTATGGCTAACATTGTATATTCCTATCCTCTATTTCGGTGCAGTAGGCCAGATGACCTCTGACACGGATGCTACATTTCCAATGGTTGACGGCAAGTCTCTTAATGCCTGTCGATAGTCTCTCCATTCTTGAAGTTTTGCTTCGGTCAAAGGAGCATCCAATGACTGAGTCCAATCAGAAGAAAACAAAAATCTGTTTCTTTCCAGTACGATGTCTTGTAACAATGCCTCTGCGTCCCAAGACCATCCATCTGTAGAACTCCATACGGAGTGTCTGTTAGGTGATAATCCTATAAAATCAAAAGACTCTGCCTCACTATTGTACCAGTGATAGTCCATGAAGTATCTTGTATCATGACACCCTTCCGGAATATCGCCTTCAAAGATATGTATAATACGCATAGTAGCATCTTCAGAGATGCCTGCCTTATCGATGTTATGATGTGGTATTGATATTCTAGATATTCTACCAGTCTCAATTTTTACGTATACTACGAATTTCAAGTTCATTATAGGGGTTACCTTACCGTTCTATTATACTATTTATAACGATTCTATCAAGATGTTTTAAAATTAATTTATGTTGTTATTAGGGCCGCCAGTGTTTGTGTAATTTACTGGAGGAGCAGTGTAGGTTGGCGTGTAGGTTGTAGTTGGCGGTACATAGTTCGTATTGGATATTCTACTCACTACGTAGTATGACGACACTATCCACGCATTACCATTCCATACTCTTAGACTGTAGGTATAACTTGAACCAGCCGGAGGAACTTCATTCACAGTCTTCGTCGTTCTCTGATTAGATGACAGGTTGAAGTCCGATACTATTATAGAACTTCCTCGGTAGATTCTTGCCGGTACTAATGAAGTTCCTTCTGTATAGAAATCAAAGGTGACATCATGTGTTGTCGCTGTATGATGAATTACCTGTGGAGATGTAGATACGAACAACCCATGATCATCATCATAAAGAGTGAATTCTTTTGAGTCTAGTACTGCAAGACTTCCTCTAGCGGCAGCTATAGATGTTGTATCAGAACCTCTTCGCAATTCAATAACAAACCTCTCTCCCTGCCAACCCATCTCTGAGGTATTGGATGGTGTACGAGTTGATTGACTTGTGTAGTTACCTACATAATCTCCTACATAATTAGCAGTGAAGTCTCTTGTATACTCAGAACCATCAGTTCTTGTGTACGAACTGGTGCGTGTTCCGGTAGAGGTTCGAGTTGATATAATAGACCTTGTGAAGTCTTCGATACGAGTTCGAGTAAATGCAACATTCCGTGAGTACGTTGACGTTCTAATAAGAGCATTATTAGTGCTTGTACGACTATAGTCACCTACGAAGGCGCCTGCAAAGGTGAGAGGTCTACTGTAAGATAAAGTACTTGCTCTGTCTCTGGTATAGTTTCCGACATAGTTGCCAATATAAGTGGATACTGCGTCTCTTGTTCCACTGTATGCACTGGCTCGGGTTATAGTTCTTGTAAAATTACCAATGAACGTATGATACGCAATTCTAGTAGAGGTAACAGTATAGTCTAAATTACGTGTACCCGAAAAGTCTCCGGTATAAGAAGTGCCTGCTATACGAGTTCTTGTATAGTTTCCAATATATTCGCTGTCGAATCCACGAGCATAGTTTCCAACATAATTGCCTGGGAATAGACGAGTGTAGTTACCTATGTAACTTGAGGAATACGTACTGACTCTGGTTGATGCTCTTGTATAGGTAGAAATTCTAGTTCTAGCGTAAGTGCTAGGTCTAGTATAGTTACCAGCGAAGTTGCCTACAAAAACACCAACAAAGGTACGAGTATAGTTACCTGTGTAACTTGCTGCTCGGTTTCGAGTGTAATCTCCAGTAAAAGTTGTGGCAGTATCTGTATACGAACGAATATAATCCCCAGTATAAAATCCGTCTCTAGTATAGATACCAGCAAAGTTGCCTACATAATTACCAGCGAAGTTACGAGTATAGTTACCCGTGTAACTTGCAGCACTAGCTCTAGTATAGTCGAGGGTTCTAGTAAAGTTTCTACTATAGCTCTCTGTCCTAACTGTACCCGATACGTAGTTACGTACATAGTTACCTAGATAACTTACGGTACGAACTAACGAGTAACCAACTATCCTAGCGTACCCAACTGCCCGATTTCGTGTATAGACTGCGGTTCTGGTATAGCTCGTTGTTGTATTTGATGGGGCAATTGCAGAAGAACTTAATGCGAGAGAATAGTATTTGTTGTCTCCGATAGTATTCTGCAATGGCCCTTTGTGCCAGTAAGTTCCGTTTATATTTTGTATGTAACTAACATTGGTATACTGGGTGGACACCGTTGAAGCGACTAATGCGCCGCCAGTAAATACATCAACCTCAGTAAGTATAAGTCCAAAAGATTCACCTCCTCCGCCCGGTTCTGAGTCTGGTGATTCTAACCAATAATGTTGGTTTGGTGAACCGGAATAACTAAAAGCACTCGTGGTTCTAGTATACGCTAAAGCACGTGAGTAGTTACCTACAAAGGTTCTTGCATAGTAGAAGGATCTATTGTAAGAGGTTCCACTAAAGGATCCCGACGTAGTTCTAGTAAAGGCTCGGGCATATGGAGTATTTGCAGTGTAACTACGAGTGTAGGCAGTAGCATAATATCCAGTACGAGTATAGTTGCCTGTATAACTTGCGGCTCGAGTACGAGCGTAGGTGTTAGCATAGTTACCGACATAGTCGGTTGTTCTCGTTCGGCTATAGTCTAAAGTGCGTGTAGAGGTTCTAGTATAGTTCTCTGTCCTAACCGCACCCGATACAAAGTCACGTGTATAGTTACCTAGATAACTTGCGGTACTGACACGAGTATACAAGTGGGAAGATACCCTAACTTCTCCGTTAGGCATCACATAGAAAGCTGCACCAGCACCAGCATAGTTACCTTCGTAACTTATTCCTACGGTACGCGTTGAAGTTATGGTTCTGGCATAGTCCCCTACAAAGCCTCGAGTGTAATTTCCGGCAAATTCTAAAGTACGAGTACTACTATTGGCACTATCTCTAGTGTATATACTGTATCTAGCTCTACTGTACGTATCTGAGTATGCTGAATACCTTGTTCTGGTACTTGTTCTGGCGTACTCGCCGAGATATGATAATGAACCGGCACTACTTCTAGTATAGTTTCCTGCGAAGGAAGAGTTTCGTATCCTAGTGAAATATGAAACAAACGGGGTTGGCATAGTGATTACTTGGCCATTCTCGATAGCCAAAACCGTACTTGTCGTAGAGGTTCTAATATACGCAGAAGTTTTAGTGAAGTCTCTAGAAAAGCTACCACCTGTAGTGATTGTACGTGTAGAGGTTGGGGTAGCAGTTCTTTCATAATTCCCAAGGTAACTAACAGGCCTGGTGTAAAGGTCTGTTCTTGAAGACGTACGAGTACTAGTGCGCAAATAGTTTCTGGTGAATGTAGAACCTCTAGTGAAGTCTCTAGTATAGTCAACCTGACCAGTATAGTCACCTACGAAGTCGCCCGTAAAAAAGTGAGGCCTAGAATAGTTCCCAATGAAGTCACCAGTGAAGTCTCTAGTATACGAAGAGTCTACGCCTCTAGCAAATGTTGAGGTACGATCTCTCGTGTATGTACCTGTGTATGCTTGACTGAAGGTCTTATCGAATGTTTGTGATGCAGAGTTCGTATCATACGTATTCAACGTGACTGTTTCTGAGGTAGACGTGAATGGATGTGTAACAGAGACAAAGTCTTTTCCAGAACCACCGTCCGAACCTGACAACCTAAACACACGTGTGTGGTAGCTACCTACTTCAGAAGTTGTTACGTCAAATGATATTGTGTCGCCTTCTGTTAGACTACTGCCTGACTGGTAGTTTAGAGTACCCGTGATAGCATCTGGTTCAGTAGGTGGCCCGTCTACATCATCACCGTCACCTTCATCCGTTGGGGGTGCACTACCTATTCCTAGTTTAGCTGCAAAGATAGCATTATGACTTGAGTATATCTGGAGCGTAGGTTCACCACCCGACCCTATACCAGTAGCATCTCCGTCTATAGTGTATGCATATGTGTCCGTAATGTATATGCCGGATATCGAATTCGCATCCATCATACTCGGAGATCCAACGGAAGCTTGTTTTCTAGACCATTCTAGATTGACATAACTACCGGAACTATAGGCCAATGATGAGGATGCACCGTCAAGAACACGAAAGTTATCTGCTGGAGGCAAGTAGTTTTCGATGTAGAACGTTTGGTTCGACGTAAAATTTCTGGAGTCCAATGCTATTTCACCGGCCTCTGTTAATAGTTGAAACCCATAAACGTCAGATGTACTGAGTCCCTGACTCTCAATAGTAGATGCTTTTCGTACCACGAAATAATCCATCTCGACTTCGAATCCAGAGTACTGGTAGAACTGTCGTTGACCATAGATACTGTTACCAGTAATCCACTTCCATGCAGAACCAATAAAAGATACCTCTCCACCTACATCATATTCAATACTATACACCATAGGTCTATCGAAGGTCACGCTAGTCGTAAGGGTCATTCCAAAACTTGCATCTACCTCAACCGTTACTGGTGTAAAGTATGCTTCATTTGGAGCGGTAGGTCTTTTTACAAATATGTAATCTCCGGGCTGGATACCACCCTCTAATGTAAAAGACGAACCTCTACCGGAGTTGGTAACTATCAGGTTGACCATACTTAAATCAGTATCCGCAACCGTGAAATTTCCTCCGGCATCGTTTCCTGTAATCTGTAGTCCGTAGGACATTATCCAACCCTCAATGCTATTACTGTGCCAGTAGTGCTGGGCAACATCTGATTTCCATTAGTTACCGTGAATCCCGTAGATGTCTTATTGCTAACGTAGAACCCTCGAGCAGTCTCAAAGGTTATCAATATTTTTGAAGTATCATTTGCGTTCAGACAAGTGATGAATTCACTCGCATTCCTAGCTATGTTTAATGTTTCATAAACCTGTATGTTGGAGGTTCTTATAGAATCCGAGAAGACTATCGATGACGCAATCGAATTACCATTGCCGTCACTGTCTGGACTAATAATTTCCATTCCATAATAAGACATGATCTAATCTCCTTAGATTATGATAACTTACCAAATCTGACACGTGGATTGTTACCGGCATCGGTAATAGTAATCGTCTGATTGGTAATAGACATAGAACCATCAACATCAGCATTGCTTATATCTAGTTGACCTTTAAGTCGTACATTCTCCATCTCAACAATACCGTCCACAGTGTTAACACTAAAGATTGTTTCGGAGAGCGCCCCGGCACTATCTGAGGTCTGTACCTTAAAGTCGTCCACGTTCACAATCAAAGAAGAGGTGGTTGCGCCGCTAAGTAGTTGGAACCCTGCAAAGCTTCCGTTGGTATTCAAGTTGACAAAGTATTTGGAGGTTAAGTCTGGAACGTGATTACCACTATCTAATGCTGCCCCTAAAGTGGCAGAAGTAATCATGCCAGATGTTGCCGAAGAAACAGCACCACCAATCTCTGATGATAGGTTAGTAATGTTCGAAGCCTCTACTACGAGGTTTCCGTCAGAGTCCAATACTATCTTAGCTATCTTTAGATCTAGTGCTTCGACATCAGCAAAAAGTCCACTTTCCGAATCTTCTAGGGTACCCTTCAACCTAGTGTAGTCGCTGTTTAATATTGAAAGACTAGCACTATCCGCATCCATACGAGAGGATAGTCCTGATACCGCACTACCAGTGAGTACTGTACCATTAGGACTATCCTTCAGGGTATTGGTAAGAGAGGTTAACTTTCCACTAATTGCACCAACACCATCAGAATTATTATATAATAATATTGATAATTCATCACTACCGCTTGCGTTTACTGTGTCTCCAATCGCAGCTGACAAATTAGTTAGTTTACTAGCATCTAATTGTATCGAACCTCCTGAGTCAGAGTTGTAATTTAGGTTAGCTGATAATCTTTCGAATGCGTCTACACTAGCAAGAATTCCACTCGGGCCTACTATGCTTGACTTCAACTCAGTGAAGTCACTGTTTAATGATGAAAGACCAGTGGAGTCATGAAATACTGCTGAAGTTAAACTAGATACCGCACTAGCACTAATGAGATTTCCATTACTGTCCTCTAATGAGTTTGTTAGAGCAGTTAGGTCTACACTAATTGCAGCAATACCATTGGAATCATTATATAATAATATTGATAATTCATCACTAGCTCCTGCTTTTATTGTGTCTCCAATCGCACCTGACAAATTAGTTAAGTCTTTAGCATCTATGGAAGTTTTACCAGTAACAGG